TGAGGAAGTAGTAGTTGCTATGGAGGGATACGCTTACGGCTCTCAAATGGCAAACATGGCAGGAGAACTTGGCGGTTTAGTTAAGTTAACTTGTTTTATGGGTCTTGACAATTTTCACGGCAAGTACCCCTACATAATCCCACCGACAGTTCTTAAAAAATATGTTACTGGCAAGGGCAACGGCATTCAGAAAAATCAAATACTGCTTCACGTGTATAAAAAATGGGGTGTAGAGTTTACTGACGACAACGCTGCTGACTCTTACGCGCTCGCTCATTTAGCTGCTGGAAGGCACGGCCTTTCTTATGAAAAAGATATTTACAACAACATACAGGACCCTAAATATAGAGAAAAGCCTTAAGCTTTAAGCATTATGGACCAGCCTATTCCCATTAGCTCTTTAAAGCCTGATTACGAGGCAGCCATGGATATGCGTGGAACCCCAACCCATGTCTGTGTATGTGGGTCAACCCTGTGGAACGTAAAAGCTATGTTTGAAGACTATGAGATTTCTATGTACTTTTTAGACATGGAGTGCGCCCTATGCGGGTCTTTAGCCACCGCTCCCACCCTAGTAGATAGTCCAGGTTACACCCCTAATTAGTAGTTAAATTGCCGTATATTATTTCTCACGGGAGTACTACTAGACGAATACAGAGGAACTACATGTCCGAAATACAAGAAGAGCAAGTATTACGCGTAGGCGCAGGCAGTAACCCACAATCCGTGGCCTCAGCTATTGCACACGCCATATACGAAAGCAATACTTGCAAGATTAGAGCCGTAGGCGCAGGCGCAGTAAATCAAGCTGTGAAAGCGATTGCTATTGCTCGAGGCTACACCGCTCCCAGAGGTATTGACCTAGCCTGTGTGCCGGGGTTTGCCTCAGTTGAAAGTAACGGTGACACTATCAGTGCTATCGTTTTTAGAATTAATGCAGTCAGTTAAGCCTTATTTTTCAAGAGTAAGGCCGTATTGTTGTATTACCAACTCTTAGGCCGAAGAGGTATAAAATGAAAGAACCAAAGAGCAAGTTTTCTACGATGGAAACCAGCGCTGCCCGCGGAGCACGAAACGCTTCTGCTGAAGGCACTTCTGGCAAGCTTGTTAAGAAAAAGGGCGCTCAAGCTGGCGACCCCTACGCACAAGCAAAACCTTCACGTAAGAATGTAAAAGCAGCTGGCGCACGTGCGTATGGTATTAGAACTGCAATGCCTACTTACAAAGACCCTGCTGCAGGAATGACACAAGCTAACGGCAGAGTATTTACTGCTGCGCTAAACCGTCAAGCCCCTAACTTTTCGTCAGGTGCATCAGACGCTTTAGCAAACTAACAACTTAATAGCGAAATAGGACCGCAGCCTTACGGCTCGGTCCTATTTGCATTTTCTCGTTTTGTAACGCCAATAATTGTTAAAGTGTGTTAGGCTAATGACACTCATGTAGTTAAGCATGAATGGGAGAGGCCTATGTTATCTGAAAAGATATTAAATATAGCTAAAGAAGGCTCTATAAATGGCTGTGTTGTAAAGGTATGGTTAATTACTCAACCAAAAGAATTACAAGAAGCATTTGATTCGTTGATTAAAAGTCCAAATGCAAACCTTTCCGTAGCTTATAGATATATATGTGAAGAAAATAGCAATTTACCATTTAAAAGAACTTCTTTCGTAACCCATATTAGAGGGAGATGCACTTGTCCAGTGAGCTAGTAGATAAATTAACTACACTTTTAGAAACTGAAGTACCTGAAACAGCTTGGCTTTGGCCACCTATTCAACAGGCTTCACCGACAGTTATAAAACCAGCTGTGTATAAAGATAAGAAGTCTAGCAAAGGTCAATACAAGTTAGTTATGTTTGTACCAGACCCACAAATTGGGTACAGAAAGTATGAAGATGGCACACTAGACCCGTTTCATGACGAAGCCGCAATTGATGTTCATTTTCAATTACTATCGTATTTGGAAGCAAAATATGGTGTAGATGAGATTATTCATTTAGGAGATTTTTTAGATTTACCAACTATGGGTAAGTATGCTCAAGAAGAAATGTTTGCACACACAGTACAACCAGCTATAGATTATGGACATCAGTTATTAGCTAAACAAAGAGCAACTTGTCCAAATGCAAAAATTGTTTTAATTGAAGGCAACCACGATTGCCGTATGAGTAAGTTTATAACCATGAACGCTATGGCATCTAAAGGTATTAAAAGGGCTATGCCAAAGCCAGATTCTTGGCCTGTTATGTCTGTCCCATACCTACTCAGGTTAGACGAATTAAAAGTTGACTATATTGGCTCATACCCAGCAGGTGAGTATTGGTTGAATAAAAGTCTACGAGCCATTCATGGAACTAGCGTTCGTTCTGGGGGCTCAACAGCCAGTGCGTATGTAAATAAAAACCCTCACATTTCTACAATTTTTGGACACGCACACAGACAGGAGATGCAATATAAAACTGTACACGACCAAGACGGTCCCATCAGAAGCGTTTCAGCAAGTCCAGGGTGTTTATGCCGTGTGGACGGAGCAGTCCCTTCTTATGGCAGTGGCCTTAATGAGCAAGGCCGTCCAGTAAAACATTGGGAAGATTGGCAACAAGGAGTTATGATTGGCTGGATTAGGGAAGATGGCCATTTTATACTGCAGCCAATTAACATTTTAGATGGTTGGACGGTTCACGAAGGAAAAGAGTTTACCGCTAACTAACGTTCTGATAGGCGTATTATGTATGTATGCCAGGTACCCATCAGAATGTACAGAGTCTCGGAGCTTCGGGACTCTATGGAACTTACACTAATTACGGTGGCGGCGGTGTTCCTGTTGCTCGTTCTGAGCTCGACTATTTACGTATGGGTGTGGGTCGAGAACCTTCCGCAGAGTATCCAGATGGGTACCTAGGCACTATACGTTCACGACGTGACGACAGAGGCCTTGCTAACGGAACTTCTGACCGCGTATTAGATAAGATGAAACAACGTGTAGGACAACGTTCCTATCAACGTGGTGTGCATCGCGGAGAACGAATTGACCCATCAGATTATTATTATCCTTCTGGTTTAGATAGAGACCGTGGAATTAAAAGACAGATGGCTGCCGCTCGTCGCGGAGACCTTGTACCTAGAAATGCACCAGTATCTAAACTAGCACCTGCACCTCATTTAGTAAATGATGGTAAAGCAAATACAAAACACAACGCTCCATATGAAGTAAACCAACGACGCGTTGACCAAATTTCTAGATTAAAGCCTGGGTGGAATTAATGCCAAATACACCTGATGGAGTATATGGAGAAAGACCATGGTCTACTAACAGACCTTGGATAGCGGCTGGTAAAGCTGCGTATCCTCCTCAAGCATATATTGGCCCATTTGCCAGTAATCAAGAAAGACTATTAACTCAATCTTTAGAAGTAGCTAACATGACGGCTGAAGAGATTCAAGAATACGTACGCCCACCCCTGCCTCAGGTAGAGATGTTTCCACCTAGATTTGGGTATAAGAACACGGAATACAGTATTGAGGATATCGTTGAGCTTACTAGCAGGACTTACGAAAGAACTGATTATGCTCAGCAGCCAAACACTACTGAGTCCACCAGTCGAAACACCCTAGGACAGGTATAAAATAGGATTATGGAAAATACAATTACGTATTTAGACGACCAAGGCGAAGGCATGCCCTACGTGCTTGACCCGGTAACCGGTAAAAGTTTATCCGTGTACAACGGGTCAGTTCCATGCGGAAGTTGCGGGTCCCTATTAAATCCAGTTCAATCTTTATCATCCACCCTATGTCAACCATGTGGCCGTAAGAAAGCAGCTAAATCAGTTGCTAACAGAATGGCTTAAGAAAGGTAAACATGACAGTCAATAACTCACGTTCACAGAACGCAGATATGTTAGAAGGCGCAACAGACGGTAAGTACCGTAAGCGTCGTCCAAACACAACTGTAGCCCCAGGTATGGGCGACCAGATTGTTGTTCAAAACCGTTCAGGTTTAAATCCTTATATGAATTATGATTTTATTAATTCAGAGGCTCCTAACAAAGTAAACCCAGGAGCTTAATATGGCAAAGCCAGCCCGCGCCAATCAAAGAAATGCTGGAGAGCACATTCTTAATAGAAAGCCTTTCAAAGCATCTAACTTTTCAGGCGGTAGTTCTTCTACAGGGCTAGGTCGTTTGCCAGAAGATGAAGCAGCAAAGTTTAAAGAGCATAACCCTGAGTACGTAGTTAACTCGTACCAGACACCAATTGCTTGGTATTCTGAGAAAGCTGGATGGCACGTGCCAAGCACTAAATATAGCTCGTCTACATCTAAGCATCAAAACGTAGTTCGTCGTGCAGTCGAATTTGGCGAAGGTAAGGATGGAGCAACAAAGTGATTCCAAGTAAGAGTCAATTTAATTCTAGCAAAGAAGGCTTAGCCGTTTTAGGAAAGGCCGTTTCTGCAGCAAAAGAAAAAAATGAAGCAGCAAAGAATGACCCATGGGTAAATACTGGTAAAGACGTAGCAAACGATTATCGTGACCCAATGCCATCAGTTAAAGTAGTAAAGAAAGCAAAATAATGAAGCCAGTATCTGCACAATTTAAAAAAATTCAACTTCCTACTCAGAGCGAGCAAGAAGTACGCGCTGTAGTGGCTAAAGGAAATAAAGTTGCAAACGCAAAGCGAGAAGCTTCTGATAGCGTATTTGAACAAGATTTACGAATGATTGCAAAAGAAGAAAAGGGTTCTAAAGTAGAGAACAATCTAAGAGTCCGTGCTGCTGCTGACGACACTGGACCTCTACGCAACCTAACTGAACGTGAGCACGGATTTGTTCAACAGGCACAAAATCGTTTTGAAAGAAGCACTGGACCTGAAAAAGAAGCACATCGTAAACAAATTGGAAAAGCGCTTCAAAAAGGCGTAATTGATAGTCGACGTGTAACTAGATTAGCTTGTCAAACCCCAGGTTGCGGTAGTTCTGTATCTATGGAATCCTCAAAGGGAGATGTAACCTGCCCTTCTTGTACAGCTTCTGGAGATAAGGCTGGAGCAACATATAAAGACCGCCCAGAAACCGTTATGAGTGGAGACCGTTCTGACGTGGGTACAAAACGTGGCCGCGCCTAAAAAACTACAAAACATCCCTGACAGACCAGAGTTTGAAGGTCGAGATGTGTACAAACATACAGTTGGGGACGACAAAGCAGCAACCGCAGCTAAGTTAGATAAACTTGGTGAGACTAATCCAAACGATTTAAGAATCCACGCTGGTGGATATTACTCAGTTTTAAAGAAACCTAAAAAGAATACGAAATAACTAGCCTTATCTGATAGGCTACACGTTCTACGATTAGGAGCATCAAATGGTTTTAGACCTGTCTACTTTAAATGACGGTGGAGCTGAACAAGAACCCCATTTTAGACTATTAGTTTGTCGTACCTGTAAAACGATTGATGAACTTCCTTCAGCAGACCAAGACCCAAGTAACGTACTTTTAGAGATAACAGTAGAGCGCCATGGTGCAGACCATATAGGTGTTTTATACAACGTACCAGCCGTCATTTGGATGTCTGAGAAAATGAGACCACAAGTTATCGAACAGATACAAGGTGGCGGTTCGTCTGGATTAGACGCTTTTGGAACCCAATTTTATGCAACTAAGATGCAGTTTGCAGAAGACGCTATGGCTTGTTACGGACAACATAATAGGCCTAAGGGTCAGTGCCCTGACTACAAGTCAGAAAAGAAAGTATTAAAACCAGGAACTGCTAAAGACAGAGCAGATGCGGGGTTGTCTTCAACTCCAACAGGCCCTAAGATATATCTATGCGATTTTTGTCCAGTTAAATCGTTTAATATGACCAAGCACCATGAGTCGAAGGGACTATACAAGTGACAGAAGAACAAGAAGTAGAAACACCTAATACTGATAATACAGAGATGGTTCAACGTTCTGGAGTTACTGCGTTCTTACTAATTAAACTAGATAGCGGAGTGTGGAAAGCTGTAACTGATTTGACTACCCCTCTGGCTGTAGACCGTCAGGCTGTAGTTACAGACATTAAGCAAGGCTGTCAAGAGATTGGGGATGCGATACGTACTCAAGAGCTGGCATGGGCTGTTTCCCAACATTTGAAGCAAACTGGGAGCGAGGATAGCCAGCGCGTAGGGGCCTCAGTGCGAGATGCTTTGGATAGACGTCAAAGTTAAAATCTTGTAAACTGTAACGACAGGGGGTTCGCCATGTTCGTAGAAATGATTTGCACTTGTGGTGCATCGATGCAAGTAGAACAAAACGAAAATGAAACTGCGTTATGGTTACTGTCTTCAAGATTTGTTGAAGCACATACCGACTGTGGTTTTGTTTCTGGAATAAATAAAGATAGACCAGAAGAAACAACTAAATATAATATAAACTTTAAACCAAGAGCTAAACGTTATCACGATGATGACCCAGACGAAGATGAGGACGATTAAACATGCTAGAACCTGCGGAGACCTCGTTTTTTAGCAGGCCTTCTGCGGGATTAGACCCTAGATTGTTTAGAAGTGGGAAAGTAATCCCTAAGGTTAGAAATTCTATCCTTCAAATACTATTTAATCATGTGAACTCCCGTTTTACGGGCTCTGAGTCATGGATGCACGTCTGGTTGGCAGGGTCTGGTGTTTCATACCAATGGGCCGCTCACAGAGAGCCCGCAGACCTAGACTGCCTTGTTGGAGTAGACTTCATAGGATTCCGTCAGTCTAATGAAGACTACGCTAGATTTAGCAATAAAGAGATTTCCCAAATGTTCAACGAAGGTTTTAGGGAAGAGATTTATCCAGAGACCGCAAACTTCATGGGAGTGTTTGAGCTAACTTTTTACGTAAACATTAAACCAAATATTTTAGATTTAAAACCGTACGCCGCGTATTCGTTAACCGATGATGCGTGGGTTGTTACCCCAAATACAGAAGAACTTGTAATAGACCCTTCATGGGAACAAAAAACACAACGAGACAAAGACATGGCGATTGAGATTCTAAAACGCTACGGCGCATCAATGTCTAAATTAGAACAATCTTCTAACGAGTCTGCTAGAGTAAACGCCTCAAGAGAAAGAGAGAACGCGTTGACCCAGGCTGTTGGTCTTTATGAAGATATACACTCTGGAAGAAAACACGCATTCAGTGAGTCTGGAAAAGGATACGGTGATTGGTTTAACTACCGTTGGCAATCTGGTAAACGGTCTGGTATTGTTCAAGGATTACAAAAGTTAAAAGAATTAAAAGAATCGGATTTTAAAACTTTTTCTGAAAAAACATACGGCTCAGAGTTAGCAGACGCTAACGTTCTTATTCGTAGGGCAGCTTCACAACGTATTAACCGCAGTTAAACGAAAAAGAATTCGGAGCACAAACGGTGTCAATTATATGTTTTATGGACGGTGTTCTAAGAACCGATACTAAAGTACCAATTTTTGAAGGTATTTCTGTTTACAGAGCTTTAAACAACGGAACTAAAGTTGTATTAGGCGTAGATGATGAAAAAGAAGCATCTAGATGGTGTAGAGAACACAGGTTTACAGAGTTAGATGGTTTTATTGACAATACTGGTTTAGAAAGCGTAGAACCAGATAAAAAAGATTTTGCTAAAGTCCAAAAACTTCAAGCACAAGGCCCTATATTTTTAGTAATTACCTCTGATTTAGAATTGGCTAAATTATGTATAGAAAACGGAATAAGAGTATTTCTATTTCTACACCCTAAGTACTTAAGTCACAAGTTTAGACCAGATGGGCGTGAAGGACGACGTAGTTGGGAAGACATTCAAGGCGAACTAGATAGACAGGTTCAGCTTATTGCCGAGGACCCACGTATATGAACATAGTTTATTTAGGTGCAGAGGTTCCTAGCAATAGAACTATTTTGACTGCAGCTGGAGCTAGCTGCATGGGAGTCAGCTTCTGGGGCCTTCAAAGACGTGGCATGCCTAAAACGATAAAATACGAGCTAAAAAATTATTTTCCAGACAACGTCAGGCTTTTTTTAAATGCTGGAATACCATTTAAACGAGATTTCCTTCAAGCTGAGTTAGCTGACTTTGCAGCTGATTACGAAGCGTTTGTAGCTGAGAACTTAGACAGGATTGAGGGGTTTACTGAGGTAGACCACCCACAGCTTACCCAGTTGTTCATAGACGAGCAGCGAGTTACCAGTTGGTCCGATGTGCCAGAGGAAAAGTTCTGGCCTGTATGGCATGGAGAGGACTTAGAGAGCCTTGCAGTTCGGTATTTAAACGTAGCCCTGCCTGGAAATTTAATTGAAAATGAAACCAGTTTGTCAGCAAAGACTAGGCGACTCAGTACCATACACGGAACTACTTTCCATGCTTTGGCTAGCGCCAAGCCAGACAACCTGCGACAGGTACCTGTAGAGACCGCTAGCACCCTTTCTTGGCTATCCCCCATGATGCGTGGAGAAACGATTGTTTGGGATGGAACAAAACTGCTTCGTTATCCTAAGCGTATGAAAGAACAATCACGCCCTAGATACAAGTCCATATACGAGCGGGCTGGTCTAGATTTCGATAGGATACTGGCAGACGACGCAGTAGAAATATCAAAGCTTGCTGTTTGGTCTTACCAACAATACGAGGATTGGCATCGTCGATTAGGAGAGAACGTAGTAACTATGAGTGATGAACTAGTACCCCAACAAAATGCGGAAACACCCCCTGCTGAAGTTACTCCGAGGGGGGTTGGTATGCGGAAACTTGAACAACGTAAACCAGAAGAAATGGGTGTTTTACCCGTGCTTGGAGTAGAGGTTCAGAGAGTACTTGAACCCGATGATGACGGCAACATGGTTATTAAAGATGTCACTACATTAAGGTCCAACAGCACTAGTTTGCGGGTATGCGATACGTGCTTTGTTGCCGCTAACTGCCCTGCTTTTAAACCACAAAACACTTGTGCTTTTAACCTACCAGTAGAGGTTAAAACTAAAGAACAGTTGAAGTCTTTGATTAACGCTTTACTTGAAATGCAGGGCCAAAGAGTGGCTTTCGCTAAGTTTAGCGAAGATTTGAACGGCGGATACCCCGACCCAAACGTCGGACAAGAGATGGACAGATTCTTTAAAATGTTAAAAACTATTAAAGATTTGGACGACTCACGAGAGTTTATTCGTATGACTGTAGAGCGTCAAGGAGCTGGTGGAGTACTATCTGCTATCTTCGGAGACAGGGCTCAAACTCTTCGAGAATTACCAAATGAAGGATTAAACGAAAGCAAAACTAACGAGATTATTAAGCAGATTACGGACACAGACAAGGAGAACTCGTAGTAACTATGAACGACCAAAACAATATGGAACAGGGTAGTCCTAAAAACATACTAGATGAGGCAACTAGATTAGTTACTGGAGATAGAAATAATGCGTACGACCACCCTTTGGATAACTTCACTCGTATTGCAAAAATATGGTCAGCGATACTAGGACACGAAGTAACCTACAGACAAGTAGCACTTTGTATGGACGGCGTTAAACTTGCTAGAGAAGCTTATAAGTCTAAACAAGATAATCGTATTGATGGAGCTGGCTACTGGTTAGCCCTAGATATGGCTATAAACGAAGAAGAACGAAGAAGCACAACTAACTGAACCAGTTTTAGTTTTCCCAAAAAGGTAGACTAAGACACTCCCCCTAACTCACACACAGGGGTTTTGTATTCACAACACACATACGAGAATAGGAATTGAAATGGCATTTTCTTTTAAATTAGCAAACGAGTTCGTAGACGGATACCGAGCAAAGCCAGTCCCTTGGGGTTATAAAGATGCGGCAGGTAACTCGGTAGGAGAGGTAACTTTCCTTCGAACTTATTCTAGATTAAAAGAAGATGGAACCAAAGAGACTTGGTCTGATGTATGCGAGCGCATAGTCAACGGCATGTATTCCTTACAAAAGGACCACTGTAAGTCTAGCCGACTTCCTTGGAATGATTCAAAAGCACAAGCCTCTGCCAAAGAAGCCTTTGACCGATTGTTTAATTTTAAATGGACACCCCCAGGCCGAGGTCTATGGATGATGGGTACGCCAGTAGTTAACGAACAGAAGAATAGTGCAGCTTTGCAAAACTGTGCATTTGTATCCACAAGCGAGATGACTAAGTTGAACCCAGCAAAACCATTTGCATTTTTAATGGAGGCCAGCATGCTAGGTGTTGGAGTGGGATTTGATAGCAAAGGCGCAGACAAAGAGTTTACTATTTACAAACCGTTGGCTTCAGATGTCGAGACAGTGATTGCGGATACCAGAGAAGGTTGGGTTGATTCACTAAGCCAATTACTAAACTCATATTTAAAACCTGAACAACCAATGCCTAAATTCGATTATTCGCAAATTAGACTAGCTGGGGAACCCATTAAAACATTTGGAGGTACAGCTGCTGGGCCGGGGCCGCTGAAGAGACTTCACGAGTCTATTAATAAACTGTTTAATAGCAGAGAAGGAAATACTTTAACCCGAATTGATATTGCTGATATAGGAAATTTAATAGGAGTTTGCGTTGTGTCGGGCAACGTACGCCGCTCAGCTGAGCTCTTGCTTGGTAAGGTTGATGACGAGGACTTCTTGAATCTTAAGAACGCTGAGGTATTTCCAGAGCGTAACTCCTATGACCCTAAGAATCCAGGGTGGGCTTGGATGTCCAACAACTCTGTAGAGGTAGGCGTTGGCGATGACTTGTCTAAAATTGTTGATGGCATTAGGTTAAACGGAGAACCTGGAGTTATTTGGATGGACGTAACTCGCAAGTATGGTCGCCTTATTGACCCACCTAACAATAAAGACTGGCGAGCCGCTGGTTACAATCCTTGTGCTGAACAGTCTTTAGAATCATTTGAGTGTTGCACACTTGTAGAAACGTATTTAAATAGACATGACAGTCTTGAAGATTTTAAAAGAACTCTTAAGTTTGCCTATCTATACGCCAAGACTGTTACGCTTCTCCCAACTCATTGGGAAGAAACCAACGCAATCATGCAACGTAACCGTCGTATAGGAACTTCTATCTCTGGTATCGCTAACTTTGCTGACAGAAAAGGTGTGCCTGTCCTTCGTGAATGGATGGATACAGGCTATTCAGTTATTCAAGGGTATGACAAGCTTTACTCAGAGTGGCTTGGTATCCGTGAATCAATTAAGATGACAACAGTAAAGCCTTCGGGAACTGTGTCAATCTTGGCTGGAGAATCTCCAGGAGTTCATTGGACTCCAGGCGGTCAATACTTCTTAAGAGCAATCAGGTTTAGTAATGAAGACCCAATGCTTCCCCTATTCACTATGGCTAACTATACTGTTGAGCCAGCAAGTGAATCACCAACCACTACTTCTGTTGTGTTCTTCCCAGTAGAGTCTATGGCTAAAAGGTCTGAGAAAGATGTAACTATCTTTGAGAAGATGTCGTTGGCTTCTATGGCTCAACGCCATTGGAGCGATAACTCAGTTTCAGTTACAGTTTCGTTCAATCAAGAGACTGAAGGAGAGCACGTAGGAA